GAAGAAGCCGCGGACCGTGTGCGGCGCCCAGCCGGTCGCCTCGGCGATCTGCGCCACCGTCGCGCCCTCGGGGCGGCGGAGCATGGCGAGCACCGCCTCCTGCTTGGTGCCCTCGCGCGGCTTGCGCTCGCCCTGCGTCGTGTGCCGCGTCGGCTTCGGCGCCATGGCGCTGCGGAGGTTCTCGACCGCCCGGCTGATGGGGTTGTCGGTCGCGTCCTGCGCGGGGCACGCGTCCCAGGCGGCCAGGAAGGCTGCTGCGGCGTCGCGCAGCCTGTGGGCGCGCGTGGTGGCGGCGGGCGGGTCCTGCGGGCCCTCATCCCCGTCGCCGTGTCCCTCGCCCTCGTGGGCGCCGTGGGCGGCTTCCGCGTCGTCCGCGCCATGGTCGTCCGCGGCGTCCTCGCCGGCGGCGTCAGGCGCGCCCTGGTTGGCGACGCTGCCCTCGATGCCCGAGCAGTCGGGCTCGCCCTGATCGGCGTCGCCCTCGTTCGGGTCGATGCCGATGGCGCGCAGCGCTTCGTCGGTGATCTTCAGGAGGACCGGCTCGCCGCGCACCGTCCAGGCGGCCTCGATCCCGCGGCGCGGCTCGATCGCAGTGACAAGATTTTGCTTCAGGAGGCTGTCCCCGACCTTCGCGATGGCGCCGCCCTTCAGGGAGTCGGTCGGGAAGGCGAGCCCCATCTCGTGCTGCGCGGCGCGGCTCAGGATCACGCGGGCGGTGTCGGAAAGGGTGGTCATCGTGGTTCTCCGTGTCGTTCGAAGGCCCGGCCAATCCGGGGCGCTTCTGGATGGTGGTGTCGCGCTGGTGTCGGCAGGAGCCAAGCGCAATCGGCTCAGGCGGCGTATTCGCCGCGGCGGAAGTAGGAGTCCGTGATCTCCTGCAGCTTCGCGTTGAAGTAGGCGAGCCGGGCGGCCTCGGTCCAAAGCACCCCCTCGGGGTCCGCGCCCATGTGGTCCTCGCTCATCTGCTGCATCTCGGCGAGCATCGCGTCGAAGCGGGCCTTCTCGCGCAGGAAGGCTTCGAGGCTGGCGTTCTGGTTCGCTGCGCGGCGCTCGGTGCGGGTGGCGGCGCGGGCGTGGCGGGCGGTCTTGGCGGGCATCTGCTGGTTCTCCGTGCCGGGGTCCGTCCCCTGGCGTGCTGCTTCATTCGCGCTGGCGCGCGATGGAGCCAAGCAGAAATTCGGAAAATCAGCCGAAGAGTTCCAGCGGTGAGGCTGGTGCCAGTAGGACAAGCCAGTGCGCTTGCGCGATGCGCCCGGGTCCCATGAGCCGAAGGAGCCTGGGTTCCGCTTCGACATGGCCTCCGCATAGCAGTGGTCGCAGCCCGGCGAGACGCGCGTGCAGCCCGTCCACGGATTGAAGGTGTGGTCGGTCCACTCGATTTTCGTGTTCTCAACCATGACGCTTCGCCTTCGCAGCCCGGCGCGCAGCCCGCTCCGCCCGCGCCTGCGCGGCCGCGGCCAGCAGCGCGGACATGCGCGGCCCGAGGGGCGGCGCCTTCGGATGCGGGACGTAGGGGACGAAGCGGCAGCCGGGGCTCTCGCGCACCGAGAGGCACGCCGCGGCATGGATGGAGCCGAGCCGCATGCACGGCTTGCTGTCGTAATAGACGAGGGCCGGCCCGTCCGGAATTCCATCCTCGACCATATCTCGAAGGACGGAGAAGAGATCGTGTCCGCGGGTGAGCGAGATCGCGCGCATGTGGCTGGTTCTCCATGGGGGCCGAGGCGGGCGCCGCGGAACGAAGAACGGCCGGCTCGCCTTTCGACGAAGCCGGCCGCTCCCCACTCGGCGGAGAACCACCTCAGCCTTGCGCCCTACTTAGACTTGCCCCGCCCGTGTTGCAACCCTTTCGGCGGTATTTCGTCGGCCCACGCGAAGCGATGGTGCGCCGCATTGCCCGTCGCGCCCCAATAATCGAAGCGCGCGCGGTCGCCGGGCGAGAGGCTGCGACGCCACTGCTCGACCATGGCCGCGCGCAACCAGCGGCGCGACAGGAACGAGAGCAGGAACCCCATCACGCGAGCCCTCCCGCGCGGCGGGCGAGGGCGCGAGCCTGCCCGGCTTAGCGGAGCCTCTCGGCGGCATAGATGAACGCCCGCAAGGCGTCCTCTTCGTGTCGGTCCATGTCAGCGGTTCTCCTGCTTGCCCGGCTTCATGACGTAGTGGCTGCGGACGACCGGGCTATCGTCCGCGGCATTCACGATGCAATCGCGCACCCATATCTGCCGGCCATCTTCGAGCCGGCGCAGATGCCCGCGCCGCACATGCATCACAGGCGAAGCATGGTGCCCGCCGCCGGGGCCGCGCCGCGCGCCGGAGCGCCGGGCGAGCAGCGCCGTGATGTAGGGCTTCGAGTGGACGCGCTGCCACGAGGGGATCGGATGCTTGCCCTTCGCGACGCGCTGCTTGTTCAGCCGCTCCGGGGCCGGGATCGTCTCGACCTCGACGCCATCGGTCGCGAGCATGGCGAGGGCGGTCCAGACCGGATCGCCGAGATTGCACGCCGCCTCGCGCTTCATCGCGTCATCCGGCTCGTCTGCCTTCGCCGCCAGCAGGCGCATCGGGGAGCATTGGATGTTTGCGAAGAATCCGAGTTCGCCGTCCGATTGGACGCCGGAGGTCAATTCCCCAACATCGCCGACGAGCAGCATCCGCGCGCCGCGCATCAGGGTCGGCACGAATTCGCAGCTCACCGTGCCCCTGCCGTCCTCGCTCGCGGGGATCACGAGCAGCGGGGCGGCGCCCTCCTCCCAGGTGTGGAAGAGCACCCAGGGATCGTCGAAGGGATGGCGGAGCCAGCCGCCGCAGACGAGCGGCTTCGCCCGCACCGCCTCCGCCTTGATGATGGCGTTCGGCAGATGGCCGGCGTCGATCAGGCGGCCCATGGCGACCGCGCCACGCGCATCTTCGATGCAGGCCTTGAGCATCGGGCCGGTGGTCTTCTGCTCTCCCGGCGAAAGGGCGATAGCGACCACGCGGCCTTCGAGGAAGGCGTCCCGGACTTGCTCAACCGTCGCGCCATTCCACGGCGCGAGATCGGCCGCCGTCATTTCGATCTGCACGGGGTTCGGCAGCATGTCGCTCACGGGCGCCTCCATGCCGGGCGATAGGCCGGCGCATAGGCTCGACGATACGAGGGCCGGTAGGCGGAGCGGGAGCCCGCGCCATAGGCGGCGCCAGCGATGCCGGCGGCAAGGACGCCGAGGACCGCGACCGCGGCGACTGCGCGCTCGTCATCGGCCCTCCGCTGCGCGCATTGCTCGACGGCCGGGTCCAATGGCGCCGGCTTCGCGCCCTCCGGCGCCGGAGCCGGGCCGCCGGGGAGCGGCTTGTCATCGGCGAGGGCCGCCGCCGGCCGGCCCAGGAGCGCCGCGCATGCGCTCCGGTGGGCATCCATCCCGGCGCATCCCGCAAGGGCCACCGCGGAGGCTATGGCGGCGGCGCGGAAGGCGCCGGAGCGCATGCGGGGGCTCATGCGAAGCTCCACAAGCCGATGGCCGCGAGGGCCGCCAGGAGGGCGGCGCCTTCGATCATGGCCCGACCGATCTCCCGCGGGCTCACGATCCGCGCGCCTTCGGGAACATCGCGGCTTCCATGCCGGCGGGATCGGTGGCGGTCACGAGCCTCGCGCCGACCACTTCGAGCGTCTTGTCGTTGTCGGTGCGGACGATGCGGCGGAAGTCGGCGACTTCCTGGCCGCGCTCGTCGTAGACGGGGCGCGTCTCCGCGGCGAAAAGCTGCGCCTCGCGGTGGTTGGCGGGAATGAAGCCGAGCCGCTCCATCAGGTCTGCGTAGGGAAGGGCGTCGAGGGGCATCGTCTGGTTCTCCGTGGTGGCGGTGGCGCTTCGCGCCGGGGTGAGCCGCAACACCATTGATATATGGCATGGTCCCCAATATGAGCCAACGGCAATATCGAGGCGGCGCGCAGATAGTCGGAATTCCGGGATGGGAGGGCGAAGGCATGTCGGACCAGGGTGCGCGCGGCGGCGCGGGGCGGAACCGCAAGCCTCCCCTCTTTCGCCCGGCGTTCGCGCCAGACCGCGACGAGAGCGCCCGCGCCCGGCTGGCGGCATGGCGCGCGCGCTACGCCGAGACGGCGCCGGCCCGGCCGTCCGAGACGGAGCGCGGCTACGATGCTCAATGGCGCGCGCTACGCGCTGCGGTCCTGGCGGCGGAGCCGAATTGCCGGGCATGCGCTGCGCAGGGGATCGTGCGCCGGGCGAAGGTGGTGGATCACATCTTCACCGTGCGCGAGCGGCCCGACCTTCGTCTCACCCGCTCCAACCTGCAACCGCTCTGCTGGCCCTGCCACAATGGCAAGACCAACAGGCTGGATGGCGGGCTCGGGAAGCCTAAGCGGGCCCGCTGACAGGCGGCCCGCAGCACTTGCCGCACGCGGGCTTGCACCCATCAATCGCCGGCACTTCGCGGTAGAGCATCCGAAGCGCGCGCGCCGTCATGCGCGCCGGACCCGCACGAGGCGTGCCTCCGTCTCGGTCGGGCTCCGGTAAGCGACGGCCGCATGCTCCGCGCAATAGGAGCGCACGGCGCGCGGCTCGTCGCAGTAGCGGAAGCCCGGCGTGCCTGGCTCGCCAATCGGCCACGAGCAGCCCGGCTTCGCGCCGCTGATCCACGCCGGGAGCGGTGCGGCTATGACGCGCGGATGGACCGGAGAGGAGTCCGCGGTTGGGGGTTCCACGGCGCTCGGCCGCGTGCCGCCCGCTCCCGACGCCGGGGCGGGACCATCCCGCTCCGGCTGCTTGGGCACCACACGGCGGCGGATTCCGAATCCCGGCTTTGCGTCGGCCAGCGCGAGGATGCGCTTGCGATCACCTTCCGTCATCGGCCGCGGCCGGCTCCCGCGCGTGGGGAAGCCGTTGCGGTGCGCCATGCCGATCACCGAGTTCACGGAGCGGCCGAGGCGTTGGCCGATCTCGCGCGCCGGCAGGCCTTCATTCCATAGCGCGCGCGCCTTCTCGATCGTCTCGGTGGGAATCGTGCGCTTGCTCATGCGCTGCGCCTGGCGAGAGCGAGGAAGGCGAGGGCGACAAGCAGGATGGCAGCCGCAGCCGGCTCGGACACCGCAACGGGCGCTGCTGCGTCCACAGGCCCGGCAACGCCGGCCGACGCGATCCGCTCGGCCACCCACGCCGGCACCGGCTCGGCTGGCGCGCCGCCGGGGAGCGCCGGCAGCGCCGCCATCCCGCCGTAGATCGCGGCGCCGCCCGCGGGCGCGCCCACCGTGACGCAGACGAGCGCCCATCGGCCCGGACGCGGCCGGCGGCGGACCACGGTCGCGACCGCCTCGCTCGTGACGGGCCTCGGGCGGAAGATGCGCGGACGCGCGAGACGAAGGACCTTCCAACATTTCACGATCATGGGCGGTTCTCCTGGCATAGCGGCGCGAGCGGCCGCGGCTCACTGAGGCATGGCGCGGCGGGCGGCGCAAGCGTCACGGCGCCGCCTACGGCGCCGGCTCCGGCCGCGGGCTTCGCAGCCCGGCCATGCGATACGCCGCGGCGAGATCGGCGGCGCTGATGGCGCCGCGGCGCGGCATCGGTTCCGGATCGCCGAAGATCGACGCGGCGGGCAGCGCGGCTTCGCGAGCGGCTTGCGTGGCGCCACGATCCGAGAACGGCACCGCCTCGATCTTCTTCACGATGCCGGCAGCCGGGCGCCGCATGTCGAAGAGCGGCGGGCGCGTGCCGGGCTGGCTCGTATCGGCCCCCTCGTCCTCAGCCTGCCGCATGATGCCGACGAGCCGATCCACCGCCCATTGCTTCACGTGCGCGTCGGGGCGCGTGAGGACGGCAAGCATCCCCTCCGCCTCGCGCCAGCGCATCGTGGGGTTGCGATGGAAATCCGGCGACGCCGCATCCTCGAAGCGGGAGCGAATGCGCTCGCGCCACCACCCGTTGCCGCCATCGTTGCCCATCCCCTCCGCCGCGGCGCCGACGATCATGTCGAAGGCCGCGGGCGATTGCGTCCGGACCAGCGAGAGCAGATGCGCCTCGTTGGGCGGAGGCATCGCCGCGACCTCACCGTTCATGCGGGCGCGGTAGTAGGCCGCCCATCGCGCCGCCCAGCCCTGGGGCCGTTCGGCATCGCCGCCGCCGACGCGCTTCGCCCGCGCGATCTCGTCGGCCATCGCCTTGACGGCGGGATTGACCGCGGTGCGGATCGCCGTCGCCGAAGGGAAGCCCACGGCGCGCACGCGGCGCGCGCTCTCGAGGGTGAACGCCGCCGCGGGCAGATCGCCGAGCAGCCCGAGGATCGCCGCGACGCGCGCGCGCAACGCATCCTCGTCCTTCTCCGGGCGGGAGCATGCGGCATTGAGTGGACGAATCCATTCGAGCAGCCGGCGGGCGTCGATTTTGTCGGCGAATAGGGCTTCTAGACGCCGCAATTCGTCGCCGGGCTCAGTCATCGTCGAGAGGTCAGTTGCCATGGTTGGTTCTCCTGGGGGCGGGTCCGAACATTTCGTCGAGATCGGACTTCGTGATGCCGCTCGCCGCCAGCATTTCCTCCGCGGGCGTCGGCGGGCGGCTTTCGCGGATGGCGCGCAGCGATGCGATCTCGTCGGTCCATCGCTCCTGGTTCAACCACGTCGCGGGGTGCGGCACGAACCGGGCTTCGTCCGGAAAATGCGCGAGCCGATCCCGCAGCGCGCCGATGATCTCCCCCGCCGTCACCTTGCGGACGGCCCGCTCCCAAGCCGTGCGCGCCGCGCCCTTCGAGGTCTTGCGCGGGTAGATTTTCCAGAATTCGTTGAAGCCGGCCGGCTCGCGAAGCGCGACCGCTCGTGGGGCGAAGGCGACGACATTGCCGGCGGGCTCGGGGGGCGGAGCATCGGGCGGAGGGGATGGCGGAGCCTCCCGCGCTTGGGGCTCGGGGCTCGTCGATGCCTCGCCGAAAAGGCTTGGCTCCGGCTCGGACGCCGCGCGCGCACGCGCGCGAGAGTGAGACTGTGGAGGGAAGAGAGATCCCCTACTCACATTCTCTACCTCTTTATGGTTCTGGATATGGTTCTGGTTATTGTTTTCGGCCTTTCGGCCTTTTTCAAAGGGTTGCGTGGGGGGTGAGGATTCCCCGGGGAGCCCTCTAGAGGGCGCCGCCGGGAGCCCTCCGGAGGGCGTGGCCGCCTCGTCGGGGGGCTCGGCCGGCGCTCGTTGCGCCTTCGGCCGGCCCGGCCCGGCCTTCCTCCCCAACCCCGCCGCTTGCCGTTCGCGATCCACGCGGGGCTGCGAGATCGCGCCATCGTGGATCACGAAGAACCCGGCGATGCGCGGCCAGACCGACTTCCATTGCTTCGCCGTGCAGCGCGCAATCGTCCGGAGGATGCGCTCGTCGAAGGGAAGCGTGCCACGGCTCCATAGCGATCCGATCAGGAGCAGATACGCGCCATGCTCGGTTGCCGTGAGGTCCGTCGTGTCGCGGAGATAGTCGCCCCAATAGAGGCGCATATAGTGGTCCCGCGCGCTCATGCGGCGACGCCCGCGGCGCCATAGATCGTGGAAGACGAGGGGTCGGGCATGCGCGGTTCTCCGTGATGCGGGGCGGCCCGAGGGGCGCGCCGGGCGGGCCCATCTTGCTCCGGGCGCCGGGCTCGTGGCAAGGCTCGTCACGCCCCCCCCGAGCGGCGCCGGATCACCGGCCGAGGCGGCGCGCGTAATAGGTCCACAGCACGAGGGCGTCGGCCGCGTTGTGATCCGGCGCGTCATAGCCCTCGCGCTTCGCCCACTCCGTGACGGCGCGCTTGACATGCCCCTTCGCGAAGCGCCCGGTCCCGAGGACTTCGCGCCGCACGGAGTAGGCGTCAGACTCGTGAACCGACGCCGACGCGCGATAGGCTTCCGACAAAGCCATCGCCCGCAGCCCGAGTTGCTGAAAGGCGACCTCGCGATTGTTCATGGCTGGCAACGGCATCGGCGCCTCGACCGCCATCACCGCCGGATCGTGGACGGCGATGCAATCCGCCAGGACGTTCTCGAAGGACGCGAAGCGCGCGCCCTCCCCGCCGATCTGCGGCAAGACCCATGTGCCGAACATCGTGGCCCGGCCACCGATGGGGCCGACCGCCCACCCGACTTGCGTCGAGAGGTCGAGGGCGAGAAGGACGCGCGCCACGGTCGGCGCTCAGTGCGTCGCCGGGGTGGAGCCGGCCGGCTGGCCGTCCTTGCGCGGGCGCCCACGCGGGCGCTTGGTCGCCGCGGCCGGCGCGTCCTTGCCAGCCTCGGTGCGCGCGGGGCGGGCCCGGCTCGCCGCGACGGGCTTCTTGTCCGGACCCATCTGCTCGGCGATGGCGCGCTGGCCCGCGATCCAGCCCTTGTCATACGCGGCATGGAACGGCGAGCCCGGTTCGTAGGGGTTCGCATCGCGGTCGCCGCCGCCCTTGCCGGCGCCGTACCCGCGTTCCTCGGCGACGTGCAGATCGAATTCCTCCGCCGCCTTCTGCGTGATCTCCGGCTGCCACGAGCCGAAGATCGACCCGCTGTCCAGTTCGATGCCCACGAGGTTGAGCACGCGCACCGAATCGCGGACCTCGGAGACGATCACGGCCGGGTCCTGCTTCTTCGCGGTGATCGCCGCGGCGATGACCTTCGGATTGCAGCCCGCCGCCTTGGCGCGCTTCATCACGGCGCGATGCCGGCCGGTCGCCTCTTCGATCTCGCGCCGCGTCGCCGCGGCTTCGCGGACGAATTGCAGCCACGTCTCATTGCTTACGTTCGTCGGGAAAATCTCAGACACTTTGCTCTCCTGCTGATGGGGGGGGGGGGGGGGGAATGGCGCGCTCACGCTCCGGCGCGCCGCGGATTCCTTTTCGCGGCCGACGCGCGCGACAGATGGTCGTAGGATACCCCGGTCACGCGGAGGCTTCTGGCCGCCTTCGCGATCTCGCGCCAGTAGCGTTCGGGAATGGAGTCACGGCGCTTCCACGCGGCCACGGTCGCGTAGGGCAAGCCGAGCCGATCCGACAGCGACCGCAGATCGGGGAAGTTCGCCAGAAGCGAATAAAACGGCCGGTCGGCCGGATCGCTCGTCATGCATATTGCATTTCAGCCGCTATGCTCCGTGTCAACGAAAAATCCCCCCGAAAATGCCTTGCGCGAGGGCGGCGTTGGGGGCTTACTGGATTGGCCGGCCCGCCGAAACCGGCGTAGGAGAACCGCCCATGGAAAGCCCCGCCGAGGAATGGCGATGCATGCCCGGCTTGCCCGATGTGCAGGTGTCGAGCCTTGGCCGCGTGATGCGCGCAGGGCGGATCGTGCCGGCATCGCAGAACAAGCACATCGGCTATCGCGAGGTCCGTGTGCGGGGCCGCCATTTCTATGTGCACCGCATGGTGCTTCACGCGTTCCGCGGGCCGCCGCCGAAGAACCACGAGGCATGCCACGCTAACGGAGATCGTGGCGACAACCGCATCGTCAATCTTCGATGGGGCACGCGCTCCGCCAATCGGCGCGACGCGACCCGCCATGGCACCGCTGCCGGTGGCGGCGGCCCGCGGCTCACGGCCGAAGCCGTGGCGGAAATCCGCGCGTCATCGTCGCGCTCGGTCGAATTGGCTGCGCGCTACGGCGTAAGCCCCTCGTGCATATCGCAAGCAAGGAACCGACGAACATGGAAAAGCCTACCCCCGTTCTCTTGACCGCCGCACCAACGAACAGGATCACGGAAATGGTCGAGAACCTTTGCGGCGAATTCAACTATGACTGCCGGCAGGATGGCACGATGCCGCCGCCGCGAATTCGCGAAATGCTCGAAAGCCCGGCAGCGCTCCGTGCGCGCGCTGCCGTGCGGCAGGAGATCGCGCGGCAGGATCGCGCGTGGGGCGATACCTGGGCGGAGCGCCGGAACGAGGCCGTCGCGGCCCACATGCTGAACCGCGCCGCCGCCGCGTCATGAGCGAAGAGCCCCGCAGGATCGACCGGCCGCAGCCCGGCTACTTCCGCCTCCGGCTCGTCAAAGGCGGATGGGCGGTCCCGTGCGCCATCGGCGAGGACGAGCAGACCGGCAAGTGGACCGCCATCATCGACGAGCAGGAGACGAGCCACATCGACCCGGTGGAAGCCGGCGTGTTCCGCGTCTGGCTCTACGGCGAGCGGATCGAAGCGTGGCAGTACGCCGACCTCCTGGCCCTCAAGACTTGGGCGAAGCAGGCCTACCCGGATCATCCGTGCCTGCACCCGCGGCGGCGCATCGACCCAATGCGTCTGCGTCCGATCTCCGTCCCCGATTCCGTCACCCGCCTTTTCAGGAGCCTCTACGAATGAGCGGCTCGTCCATTTTCGGCCACAACGCGCCGCCCCCGCCTCGTCCGCTCGACGCCGAGCAAATCCGGGCGTGGCTCGATTTCGAGTTCGCGTCCCTCCGTGAGCGCGTCGGCGAGTTGGCGCGCGCCCTTGCCGAGCAGATCGCGGCCGTGCCGCAGATCGACACCGAAGAGCAGATGCTGGCATTCGCGGACAACCTTCGGATGGCGAAGGCCGCGAGCCGCACCGCCGAGGATCGTCGCAAGGAAGCCAAGGCGCCGTTCCTCGACGGCGGGCGCGAGATCGACGGGTGGTTCCGCGAACTCATGGAGCCGCTCGGCGCGCCCATGGCCGCCATTCAGCGCGTGCTCGACGCCTACCAGGCGCGCGTCGCCGCGGAGAAGCGAAAGGCGGCAGAGGAAGCCGCGCGGAGGGCGCGCGAGGAAGCCGCCCGCGCCGCCGCCGCCGCCGCCGCGACCGTGTTCTCGGATGCGCCCTCGGAGGACGCCGAGGATGCCGTCGCCAAGGCGCAGCGCGCCGCCGCGCGCGCCGGCCGTGCTGAGGACACGGCCGCCGGATCGCCGGCCGATCTCGTGCGGACGCACTCCGATCTCGGCACGGTCGCCACGGCGAAGGAAACGCTGGAATTCGAGGTCGTGGACGAGGCATCCATCCCGCGCGAATACCTCGTGGTCGATCACAGCCGCATCCGCGCGGCGCTCCGGGCGATGTTCGCGACGCCGGAAGCCAAGGCGGAGTTGCGCCGCAGGCTCGAAGCGCAGCCGCCGCAGCAGCCGATCCCCGGCGTGCGGATCACCATCGTGACGAAGGCGCTGGTCCGGTGAGTGCGCGCCATCCGGCAGAGCCCCTCGCCTGCATCGCCGTGCTGATCGGGCTCGTGACCTTCGGCGCGATGCTCGTGACCGGCGCCTTGGCGAAGGCGCTCGCGACCTCCGCGCTCGTCTATTTCGCGTGGCGGTGCGGCTTCGCCCGGCCCTTCACGCCGAGCGAAATCTTCGGGTTCGTCGCGGGCGTGGCGAGCGCGGCGTTCGTCTTGGGGGTCGGCCGATGACCACGGCCCGCCCTGATGTGGCCGCCGGAGCGCCGGACGCCGCGGACGCTGATGATGAAGATCAGCCTGACGTCGCGGCTCTTGCCGCGGCGCCGGGCTCCGCCGGAGCGGCCGATGTGAGGCGCGCCGCCACTCTTCCCCGTCCCCCTCACGAGGACCAACGATGAACACGACACCGCAACACCCGCGGCCGGGCGAGCATCCGCCGCCGCGGACGAACCTCGCCGCGCCGCACGCGGCGCGCCTCTCGCATCTGCCGTTGAAGCAGGTCGCGACGCTCGACCAGCTGTTCAAGAACGCGGAGTTCCGCACGCGCGTCGCCGAATCGCTCCCGCGCCACATGACTCCTGACCGCATGCTCCGCATGATGGCCGGCGCAATCCAGCGCGCGCCGCTGCTCGCCAAGGCCGACATTCGCAGCCTGATCGGCGCGTTCTTGACCTGCTCGCAGGTCGGGCTTGAGCCGAACACGCCGCTGCAACACGTCCACCTGATCCCGTTCAAACGGACCAAGTGGAACCCGCAGACGCGGAGGCGGGAGGAAGCCGGCGTCGAAGTGCAGTTGATCTTCGGGTATCCCGGCTTGCTCGACCTCTCCTATCGCTCGCCGCTCGTCACTTCGATCTCGGCCAATGTCGTGTTCGCCGGGGACGACTTCTCGTTCGAATACGGCACCGACGCGCATCTTCGGCACCGCCCGAAGGGCGCCGCCGCGGCGCGCGGCGCTCGTCCCACGCATGCCTACATGATGGCGAAGCTGAAGGACGGGTTTGCGTTCGAGGTTATGCCCTATGAGGACGTGCTTGCGATCCGCGACAATTCGCAAGCCTACCGCCTCGCCCTCTCGATGAAAGAGGAGGCGGAAAGCCAGGGACGCCGGCTGCCCGCCGCGTGGACGGAAGCGCCGTGGGTCAAGCATGAGATCGCGATGGCCCGCAAGACCGCGTTCCGCGCCGGCTCGAAGTGGCTGCCGCGCTCCGTCGAGTTGGCGTCGGTGATCGAGATCGACGAGGCGCAAGAGCGGCGCCGCGACATCGAATGGGGCACCGTGATCGACGCCTCCGATGGCGACTATGTGGCCGCCGCGGTAACCGCCGCTTCGGCGCCGGATGACGATGACGATGGCTATGCCGCCGGCCCGGCTCCGGACGAAGGGCGCCAGCGGCAGGCGTTCCCCGGCGCCGTCTTCGATCCGCCTTCTGCGGCTCCGGAGCCTCCGCCCCCGCCTCCCCCGCCGGCCCAGGAGCGCGCGCGCGAAGCGGCCCCGCGCTCCCGCAAGCCCTCCCGCGCGCCGGAGCCCCCGCCGCCGGTCTTTCCACATGCGCTCGTCGATGCGTATGGCGATCCTGCCGAGGGCAATCCGTGCGCCGGCCCCGTCGAGTTCGCGCAGGGCTACGTCGCTCTGTGGCAGGCCGCGGATGATCCGGCCAAGCGGGAGGCGCTCGCGGACTTCAATGCGGATGGGCTCGCCGAAGCCTACGAGAATGCCGCAGCTGCGGAGATTCTCGCCGAAGCAGCAGAGCCAGACGAGCCAGCGGGCGCCGCGCAGCCCGGCCCGGAACCTTCGGCTCCGCAGCCGATGGACCCGGACGAGAAGTGGGTCGCCGATCTGCTCGAAGATGCCGCCAAGGCCACGCTTGAGGACTTGCGGACCAACTACGTGAACAACGGGTCCATCCGAGCGCGAGTCCAGCGCATCAAGGCCGAGCGCCCGGACCTCGGCGCCAAGGTCGAAGCCGCGTTCGCCGCGCGGCTGAACCCGCGAGGCTGACATGATGCCCGCGCGTCCCTTCCGGCTTCTTCACCGGCTGCGGAGCGAGGACGTGATGCGGTATTCCAGCCGCATCACGCTCGCCCTCGCGATGATCGAAGCCGCCGACCCGGAGCCCGTCCCGAACGCGGCGCTCACGGAAGCCTTCGGCTGCGCGCCGCCCGAGACGTCGAACACCATGGCTCGCATGCGAAGCCTCGGGCTCGTCGAGCGCATCGGCGGCGCCTCCGCCTCCTACCGCCTCTCCGACAAGGGCCGCGCCATGCAGGCGCGCCTCGCCGCGATGTTCAACGGCTCTGACGAGAACCACACATGAGCGAAGTCGAGCCAGATGCACGGCAGATCGACCTGTTCTGGCTCGATCCTGCCGACGAAGCCCGGCCGGTCAGCACGATCCATGGGCCGCCCCGTTGGGAAGAGGGCTTCGGCGCCGGCCTACGGGCATGGTGCGGCCCGCTCGTCGGGTGGCGCGATTTCGGCGATCTCGTGAGCCCCGAGCGGGCGGTGATCGTGCGCCACGCCGGCCGCTTGTCGATCTCGCTCACCTTCGATCTCGGGGCGCACGTTCTCCCGCGCGCGCTCCGGGATCGCGTAGCCGCCCAGGAGGGCGAGGAAGAGGAAGCCGCCCGATGATCAGGCCCATGTCGAAGCCCGAGCCCATCACGATCACGATCCCCGCCGGGCTCGGCCGCACCGTGGGAGAGGCGCTGATTGACCGCGCCCTCCTGATAGAGCAGCACGTCGCGACGCTTCGCCGCGGCCATCCGTCGCGTGAGCCACTCGTGAAGCGCGCGATGGCGCTCAGAGGGCTCGCCGCCGCTCTTCTCTGACGATCATGCGAGATCGCCCCAAATCGTCCATTCGTTCTCGCCCGTCTTGATGGCGTGGACCACGGCGCCATCCTCCGCAGTCGCGGCCGTCTTGGTGGACCGCTTGCGGATGGTGACGCCGGTATCGCCCACGAAGGTGAGCGGGGCTGAGCCGCCGCCGGCCTGCTCAAACCGGATGATCGTCCCGATGGGGATGGGCACGGCAGCGTCGGTCGGAAACGTGATCGCGCAGCCCGCGGGGTCGGTGAATGCGAGGTATCGGCCGGCATCGGCCAGAGCGAGGGTCATGGTCGTGCCGGGGACGCTGACTGGCTCGGCGGTGTTCGTCGGCTTCACTTCGCTCCACGCCGCATCCTTCCGGCCGTAGGTCTTGCCGTCCGATGGGGCGTCGGCGATGCCGGAGGTCGTGTAGCCGATCAACGCGAAGTCCGCGGCGGTCGCCGTGGTGATGGCCGTGCCGGGAGCGCCGACATAGTGGAAGGCCTGCCCCTCCCACGTCACCGTCGTGATCGCATTGGCCGCGATGGTCGGGGCTGCGGCATTGAAGGCCGCCTCGACGCTCGCGCCGCCGGCGAGCGGAATCGACGTGTTTTCGAGCGTGACCGTGATGCTGGACGGGTTGCCCCATCCGGGCACGCCGCCGGGCCGAAGAATGAGGGCTTGCCCGACCGCGCCGTTCGGCACGCGCGCATATTCGCCCGCGGTCGCGTTCCAGAAAAACATGCTGCCATGCTCCATAGCCGGAGCGAAGGCGGTGGCGGCATAGTCCGTGCCGGACCAGAAGAGCAGGTCGCCTGGGTTGGTGCCGACCGGGAGGATCATCTGCCGGGCCAGAATATCAGCCGTGTTCTGCGCAACAGCGGCCGTGAGATCGTCGAGCGCGCCGCCGGAGCCGGTCGCGGCTTCGAGCGCATCGACGCGCGTGTCGAGGCTCGTGACTGAGAGCGTGAGGGAAGCGACGCCATTGCGCGCCGTTTGATCTACCTCAAAGACCCACGGGAGCGATCCGAACGGGGTCACGCCGTCGCCGATCTTGGCGCGCGCCTCGCCCGCGCCGGGGCCGGTCTGCAAGGCGATCTCGCCGGCCAGCAGCACGATGTTGTTCGCCGCCCATTCGGCCGCGGTGCCGCGCCGCTGCTGCATCCTCCTGAATTCGGTCGCCATGGCTCTAGCCTCCGTGGGTCATTTCGGCGTGAGCGTCCCGCCGGTCGAAGCGTCGTAGTAGAAGCGGAAGACGGAGAACATGAACACGTTGTTGTTCGCCGGGTTCGAGTTCGCCGGAATCTCCATCGTGATCTGCCCGGTGTGCCCCACGAAGTCGGGCGGCGGCGTAAGGCAATGGACCGTGGCCGCATAAACCGGCTGCGCCCCCGGAACCCACGACATATGGGTCTGCTTGACCCACACGCCCGGCGCATCGGCCGCGGCGAGTTGCGGCCACGGGTCGGCATAGACCGTCGCGCCGATCACCGTTCCGACGATGATGATCGACTTCGGCTGGTCCACCGCAATGCCGGGATGCGTGACGACGCGCCCGGTTGCGGTCGGGGCGATATGGGTCGCCTTGCCGCCATAGACGAGCGAGCCAACGTGCCGATTGCAGCCGATGCGCGTGATCTGGCCGCCCGAGAGGGAGCCGCCGCTTCGAGGGAAGGTGTAGGTAGCCGGCTCTGACTCGGTCGCAATGCGGTAGCACGCCAGGATGTTGCGTCGCCCGCCGAGGGTGGTCGTGGGATCATCCACGCGGTCGATGACGGTCCATCCCGCGGGAGGGTCGTAGTAGGGCCCGGAGCTGCCGAGGACGGCGAACAGAATGTCGCCGGGATCGCATTGCGGCACCGTCATGGTGAGGCTGCCGCCGAAGACCGAGCCATCGTTGCCCCCATCGCTCAGGAGCGAGAAGGCGAAGGCCGGCGGATCGACGCACGGGATCAAGAGGTCGTCCGAGAGTTGGTATACCTCGTCGGCATCGTTCGCGAGCGAGAGGGTGACGCCCGAATCATCGATCTGTGCGCCGGTGACGAACCAAAAGGTCTGCTGATCGAAGGCATCGGACGTGGTGATGTTGTAGAGCGTCCCGATCTGCCGCGTGTCGGACGGAGCGAAGACAGGAAATTCGAGGTCGCCGCTCACCCCCGCGAGCGTCACCCACTCCGGCCCGCGCACCGAGTTCGTGAGCGAGAGAAGTTGCGTCGCGCGGCCGTCCTCACGCCGAATGCGAATTCTTGCGTCGGCCGTGAGCGTTGGGATCGGCCGGTCCATCCGAAGGTCCATGCCATCGACTTCCAGAACCTCGCCGTCGATGGCTCCCTCAGACCACGGCATCACCACGCCGACGCGATCCATCGGCATCAGCAACTGCCCTTCCTCCGTGACGCGGAGCGGCATGGAGCGGCGACGATACCTGATCTGCGCCATTTCAAAGCGCGCGCGCCGGCAGACCTCGTGAGGATAGACCGCGCCGACGAGATCAATCGACAGCGGAGCGATCGGCGTCACGCCCTCGGGATAGGTGTAAGTGTCCTGGCGGTAGCCTTTGAGCGCGTTGATGAACGAGATCGTCACGCCATCCGGATCGTCGCGCTGCGCGAATTGCAGCCCGAGCCCGACCTCGCCGCGGCCGGCAAGGCGGTTGCGCCGATTGAACAGCGCGGAGATCGCCGTGCGCCGCTCGTCACGGACGAACGTCATCTTGCCGCCCGAGGGGAAGACATAGGCGCGAGCCTTGCGTGCCACGAGCATGAGTTGCTCGTCGGCGGTCATCTGGCGGTCGAGCGCGCCGTTGAATTCGCCCTCGTCGAAGCCGTCCGGGTAGGACTCAAGCGAGGCCTGCACGGCATGGAGCGACGGCCAATCCACTTCGTCCATCGCGTAGTTGCAGATGAAGGGATCGGTCAGCGTGTTGATCGCCGCCGTGATCCAGCGCGCGTCGGCGCGAGGCGCCGTCATCACGCCGGGCACGTCCTGGGTCGGAAGCACGCGCGCCGCCATGAGGTTGAACGCTTCGAGATTCTGCAAGGCCGGATTGTTGACGTTGCTCGCCTTCACGATGATGCACGTCTCGTGCGCGAAGGTGCGTTCTTCGGGCGTGAGGTAGCGATGCCCAACCATGCCTTCGAGCACGGTCTTGTTGATGTTCGTATAGACGTTGCCGTTCGGATACGGGGTCCAGTCGAGCGTCTCCGCGACGCGGAAGCGCCACCGGCCGCGCGGCAGAGCGCGAGTCATCGTGACCCGGAGTTCGTTCCTCGTGCGCGCGCGATAAATCTCGGTGTGGCTGATCGTCTGGATCACGTTGTCATCTTCATCCAGACGCTGGCCTTCCAGGATGATGATGGCCAGCGATTCCGAGTTGTAGCCGGGCGGGACCTTGCGGCCCGACGCGAGATGGATCAGGCCGTGCGGGAATGAGAGTTGAACGTCGATGCGGTCGATCTCGTCGGCCGGGATCGTGAACCACGGGGACCACATCGTGGGCGAGCCGAGGCCGCCGAGTTCGAAGCGGGAGAGATCGGCCGCGGCATAGGAGGCCGTGAGCCACGATGGCAGCGTGACGCCAGGCGGATAGACCGTGACGATCCCGTTGGCATTCGACACGGGGCTGTCGCCGAATCGGAAGTCGGTCGTCTCGAAGTGGCCGCGCCCGAGGCAATAGACCGCAGAGACTTCCTGGCGCGATGTTGGGACCGTGTTCTCGTTCACGCTCGGTGCGATGTTCGCCGTCCATTGCACCGGGAACCATTGCGCCGTGGCCGCGAAGATCAGGTCCGGCCAGAAGCGGATGCGCCCGTAAATCTCGGGCACGCGCGCGCCGAGGCGGAACATGTTGCGCGGCGGAGAAAGCGAGTTCAGCGCGGACGGCTGATCCTCGGGCGAGAGAGCCTTGTTCGCCTGCTTGCCCGGCGCCAGGAGCATCGTGACCAAGTAGGAGATCGCCATCGTCACGGCCATGATGGCGATGTAGACGGCGATGGTGATTGCGACGCCGGCCGCCGATGTGGCCGAGACGCCGACTGCGGCGATCACCGCCGCCGAGATCGAATAGGCCTCCGCCGGCACGGCGATGACGTGATAGACGCGGCCCGGTTCCAGAAGGATCGCGCGGGCATCGTCGAGCGGAATCTCGGACGCCGCCGTGACCGCGCCGTCATAGAGTTCGATGTGCGCGCCGCCCCACCGACCCGGCGAAATCGACATGAGTGCATCGGCGAGCGTCCCGCCCGGCGCCACATCGTGCACGTCCTGCCGCTGCTCGAAGGGATCGGTGACGATGATCCGGCATGTGCGGATCGCGGTGAGGGCGTTCATACGGTCCACCATTCGGCTGCTGGCCAATGCCGCCGCAAGACAGCGGGAGAAGTCCATACCACGCCTGAATTGCGCGCGAGCGCATGGAGCACGCCGCCGCCGAGGGCGACCCCGACATGCGCTGGCTCAAGCACGACCACGTCCAGATCGTGGCCCGGCGCGCGGGGGCGCCACATGGCGCGCGCTTCGGCCGTGGCGCGGGCGAGATTGCCCGGCACGCACCATGCTGCCTGATCATCGAAGGGGAGCGGGCAAGGAAGCCCCTCCGCCGTTCGCACATACTTCACGAGGGTCCAGCAGTCGAACGTCTCCGGCGGGCGGCTCGGGAAGCCGTAGGGCCGGCCGACGAGGGCGAACCACCGCGAGCGCATCAGAAGGGCCGGAGCCCGACGAACCGGTCGATGCCGTAGTGGATGCCGGCCCGCTTGTTCGGCAGCCGCCCGCCGACCATGACGACCTCGATCACGTCGAGCGACGCCTTCATGCTTTCGACCCGGAAGCGGAAGGGCACGCGCCATAGCGGCCGGTCGAGGATCGTTGGGTCGAGATAGGCACGCAAGGACACCGTGATCTGCTGGTTCAGGTCGATGGCGCGCGCGCGGCCGAGGAGCGCGAGCAGCGAGCCATCCAACGCGTCGATCCGCGCGTCCACGCGCACTTCGGACGAGTTGCGTATGGCCGGCTTCGAGATCGTGAACGGGATCGGGAGGAAGGTCCGCGGCACGCCGCTCTCGTCGAAGGCCTGTAGCGCCACGCGGCGCCGGTTGCAGATGCGGATGCCGCTGCCCATGATCCCGCCGACGAATTCGAGCGTCTCGACATATTGGCCGGTCGGGGCCGGCGTCGCGAGCCACCGGGCATAGTCATCGTCTGCGCTGCTGGTCGGCATGTCAGGCTCCCGGCACGAGGGCGTCGATACGATCCGCGGGCGGCGTGCTCGCCGCGCTCATGGCATCCACAATGTCGGTCGGCAGCGCATCTGGCGCGCGGCGCGCATCGTAGTCGGCGAGGAATTCAATGGGCGGGATCGTGCCAGGCCACGTTGCAATCGCCTCGACCTCGAAGGCGCAACGCCAATGCGTCACGGAATCCGAAAGGCGTTCAATCGTGTAGTCGCCGACGAGATGGCAGAAGTGCTCCGTCATGCCCGCCCCGGTGAGTTGCGGCATGCGGAACCACGAGAGGCCCATCCCGAGGTCAGCGGCCACCCACGACTCGAAGACCTGCACTTGCGTGTCGGTCCACGCGAACTCGACCGTCCAGCGCCGCCGATCCATGTCGGTGATCAGCCGATGCCGAGGCGGCCCGTCCGCGACTTCGACGGTTGAGAACGCCGCATCGGCCTGCCCGGCATAGGCCGCCCGGAGCGGGCAGCCGAGCGCGGCCGGCCATGTGCCCAACGACCCGCTCATGTCGTCTGATTCCCCACGCGGCGAAAGGATTGGATCGTGAAGTTCACGGCGGTCCAGCCATCGGTATCGGTCACGCGGTAGCCGCCTTCGATGTGCGAGTAGGTCGGCACCACGAGCCCGGCGACGGGAACCTTGAACATGAACCAGCGCATGCCGCGCGAGAGGGTCACATCGTGGAATTCCTCGAAGTCCGCGAGTTGCGCGAGCGACCACACGAAGCCGACTTCGTGCACGCGCACTTCCTCCATGCGATCCGCGCCGTAGGTGCCGATCCCAGGGTTGAGCGATGCCGCGGCGAAGCGCGATTGCACGAGCGCCCGGAAGGAACCGCGGAGCGGGCAGCCGAGAGCCGCCTCGGGCCATTCGATGCTGGTCGTCCTCATACCCGGCGCCTCAGTGCGTAACGCGAGGACATGGACTCGGCGAACGTCCCGTAGCCGGTGCGCGTGCTCTCCGCGAAGTCGGTCGCGACGCGCTGCCGGGAGAGGTTCACGGCAATCGCCACGATCTGATCGTCCCGGCGGGCCTGCTCGACCACGACGCCCGGCGCGTTGTTCACGATCTGCACGGTGGGGCCCCCTGCGCCGTTCGGGACGATCCGCCCGGAGCCCGAAGGCACGAAGAGTTCAGGTCCCCTCTCGCCGACGATGTAGGCGCGCCCGCCCGATACCGGGCCGCCCGCGGCACGGAAGCCGCCGAAGGACGCAGCACCGGAGCCATTTGCCGCTCCGCCCATGGATGGCGTGCCGAAGATCGACCGAATCAGAAACTGGATTGCCGCGAGCGCCGCCGCCTTCGCGATCATCATTGCCACGGCCTTCACGAAGTCCAGCGCAAAGCGGCTCATGGCTTCTCCCGCCGTCATGGCGCCGGAGGCCACCTTGTCGAGCGACGAGGCGAGATCGTCGAACACCTGCGTGCTGATCTGCCCGAAGCCTCGGCCGATCTCCGTCATAAAGTCGGGCGCCGGCTTCGTGAGATCGACCCCTGCGCCGGAGCGGAACCCGGCCATGAAGCCGGTCGATTGCACGCGGTTCGCCGCGTTCTGCGCAGCCGCGACCATGCGGTCGATCTGATCGGTGGTGATTCGGCCGGCGCGTGCGAGTTCCTCGGCATAGGCGCGCACCGCCGCGCTGATCTGCTCCATGATCTGCTCGGCCGGCTGCCCGAGCGCCTCGGCCGACCGCATCATCCGTTCGGCCGCCGTCTCCGCATGCATGGTGAGGGCTTCGAGCGAGAGGCGCACGGGCTCAATGTTCGCGGGGGCCCGGCCATAGGCCGCCATATAGGCCTGGAACGCCCGATCCTGCTCCCGCAGCGCGGTCGTGACCTCGCCGAGCGACGCCACCATCCGCGTCTGTGGATCAAGCGAAGCCTCCTGAATTTTCATCAGGTCCCGATAGGATTCGCGGAGCAGCCGGTTCGCCTCGCGCTGCGCTTCCGTCTCCCGCTGTGCGCCGCCTGCCGTCACGCGGGGCGGGGCTCCCGCCGGCTGCGGCGGCGCCGCCACCGTGGGCGCCGTGGGCACGGTCCCTTGCCCGGGCTGGCTCGCCCGCACGCGGTTCAATTCCTCCTGCGCTGTTGCCTGCGCGGCCGTCGCCCTCGCCGCCTGCTCCCGGAGCCGCGCGACCTCCGCCTCCGCCGAGCGGATCGCGACGAGCGACCCATTCACGCGGCGGGCATTCGCCAGCCGTTCCTCGGCTTGCATGAGGCTGTTCGTCGCGCGCGTCGCCGCCTCGGATGCCGCCGAGAACCCGCGTTCGGCCACTTCGAGCGCGCTGCGCTCCATGATGCCGAGGGCTTTCAGCGCCTCCGTGACCCACCCGATGATCGTCCGCAGCGTGTTGATGATCCACACAGCGATGGGTTGGAGGTCTTGCGCGACCTTGTAGAACGACTGGCCGACCAGCCGCACGATGGCCGCGACCACGGGAGCGAGTTCGCGCACCACGCCCGCGAAGGCGTCCCAGAGCGGGCGGAACTCCTCCACCGCCTTCTGGACGAAGGCCACGATGGATGCCGTGACCTCGGTGAAGCCCTGGACGATCTGCGGGCCGATGGACGTGAAGGCGCGGCGCGCGCCATCGACCACCGCCTGGATCGTTGGCGCGACTGCGGCGAGCGAGTCGGCCAGCACCACGGAGATCGCGCGCCCGAGGTTGGCGAAGGACGTGCCGATGTTGTCGAGCGCCGTCGCCGTCTCGCCGCTGACCACGAGGCCCATCGCCGAGTAGCGCGCCGTGAGGGCTTCCACGCTGTCGCCCATTTCCGCCATCGCCGCGACGGCGGCGCGCGCGCCCCTCGCGCCGAAGACCTCGGCCGCAATGCTTAGTTTCTCCTGCTCCGACGAAGCGCCCGCGATCCTCGCCCGGAGATCGTTGAAGGCCTGGACCGTGGTGCGCGCAGAGCCATCGACGTTCCGGAAGGACACGCCGAGTCTCACGAAGGTCTCCTGCGCTTCCTTCCCGCCGCGCACGGCATCGCCGATCAGCGCGCCGAGCCGGCCCAGGCCCATTGCAGCCGTCTGCGCCGACGAGCCCGCTTCCTCGAAGCCGATCTGGATCGTTTGCAGCGCCTCGACCTCGACGCCGACCTGAGCCGCGGCATCGGCGAGCGCATTCACGCGCGAGAGGGCAGCGGAGATACCCGCCACGAGGCCGCCGCCGGCCACGAGCGCGATGACGCCCGCGATGGACGCCCGGATGGCGCCGAAGGCCGCCGTGGCCGGCGCCTCCATCGCGCGGAAGGACTGCCCGATCCCCGCGACGGCGCGGCCCGTCTCTTTCGACTGCCGCTCCATCGCGCGCAACGCGCTGTTCGCCTTGTTCAACCCCGCTTCGAGGTTGCCCATCCGGACGGAGAGCGTGATTGCGAGATCGGCGCTGGCCACGGGGGCTATCCTCCGTTCTTCGCGAGCGCACGCTCGATGCGCTTCGCCAGATCTTCCTCGGCCACGGGACCGACCATGGCGTGAATGTGCGGAGCCATGCCGGCGATGAAGCGTCGAGGCGTGACGCGCCCGCGGTAGGCCCGCGCGCCCACGGCGCGCTGGATGCTCCCGGCGACCGAGAACCGCCCCCGGCGATCCCGCGCGATGCCGCCCTTCGTGTAGCGCGGCTTCGTCCCGGCATTCAGCGGGTTGAAGGCATAGCCGCCGTGCTTCGATGACGAGTAGGCGATGGCGCGAGCGATGGCGCCGAAAATCGACAATGCCTTCGGCGCGCGCACCGCCTTGCCGCGGATGGAGCCGACGAGCCGCCCCGTCTTGAAGGCAACCGCCTGGATGCCTGGCCGCATCATGGCCGCCATCCGATTGCCTTGCGCCGTGGCCCATCCGCGCAGCACGCGCTGCTTCAAGCGGGTCGGCAGCGTGTCGAACCGCTGGATCAGTTCGGTGATGCCCGTGACTTCCCCGTCAGCCATAGGCCAGCACCAGCCGTTGGAGGATCGCGTCCTCTTCGCTCACGGGCTCCGGCATCCCGTGCCGAGCCCGCTTCGCCGCCTCGTCAGCACGATGATGCTCGCGCGAGACGATGGGCATGAAGTCGAGCGCATCGTATGGCGGCGCGTTCTTGCCCCGATGCACGTTCGCGATCACGGAGGACATGATGCCCCCCATGAGTTCGACGCGCTCGCCGAGGAACGGCTCTTCGCGCTCGAAGCGCGACCACCGCTGCAATTCGGCCACCGACATTCGTGCCTCCATTTCCGCGACGGTCATGCCGCCGAGGGAAAGGGCTAGGCGGTGGACGAACCGCTCGTGGGGGTCAAAGGGCCGGGCTCTTCCTCCGCCTCGCCGATCAGGACAGGAAGATGCTTCGCCAACTGCCCGAACGCCGCGAGGGGCGCCGCTTCGATGGCCGCGACGCCAACGGGCTTGCCGTTCTCGTCGAGCACCACGAAGCCGAGCAGCGCAATCGTCCGATCCTGATCGTCTCCCGCGCGCGACGCCTCGCGCCATGCCTTGATCGTCGGTTCCCGCATCCGCACGGGCTTGTCCGACCACGCGGGGGCCGAGACTTCGATCTCCCGCAGCACAGGAAGGATCGCCATCACGGCACCGTCCGGCCGTAGGTCGGCGACTTCTTGAGGGTCATCGTGCCCGTGAACGGAATGGCCTGCTCAATCCCGAGCGCGCCCATGGTGAAGGACGAGACAACCCCGAAGAACATCGCGAGTTGCCCGCCGCGAGTTTTGGCGACGAGCCACCGCTCGACCGCATCGGCCTGGGCGTCGCGCAGCGCGATCATGCCGGGATCGTCGAGATCGAACATGCCCGTGAACGAGGCGGTGCCGGCGCCCGGCAGGCCGGGGAGGTTCACCCGCTCCGTATCGCACATGGTCGTGGCGTCGATCTCGGACGGCGTGGCCGGGTTCGGCGTGAATTCCGACAAGCACACGTCCGTCCAGGTGGTGTATTTCACGGTCACCCCCGTGAGGCTCGCGGGGAGCGGAGCCGTCTCGGCGGAGGTATCGGTGCTGATGGTCACGGTCCTGGCCGTGCCGTCCGCGGCGCTGATGACGTGCAGTTTCCCGTCAAGAGACTCCCATCCGGTGCCGTCGATCCACAGGTAGCCGTTCTTCGCGTAGGCGATGGGCGTGGCGGCCATGCCGGCGTCGAGCGCATCCATGGTGATGATGGTGGTGGCGCCATTCGTGATGGCATCCAAAGTCGAGGTGATCCACGTCCTCCCGGACAGGTCGAACATGAGTTTGATCGTCGATTCGCGTGCCATCGCAGCGTCCCCTTTCGTGGCCGGAGCGCCATGCAGGCCTGCGCCGTCCCTAGGCGCTCGAAGGGCGGCGGATCACGCAGCATTCTCTACGGCAGAACGGGTCGCTCTTGCACCCGATATTCTGCGGGCACGGAGTAGAGGAACCACTCGCCTTCCGCTTCGACGGAGAGTTTCCGCGGCGCGCCCACGTTCTGGAACCACATCATGCCGTCGGAGTGCCGCCATCCGTCCCAAGCGCGCATGAGCGCCGAGGCGGCTTCGACGCCAGGCTGATCTCCGTGTCCCGAGCGCGCGCAGATCACGAAAATGGCTTGCCCCTGCTCTTCGATCCAAGGCTGGCGGCCCATCGTGAGGATGCGCCGCCCCGTGACCTCGAAGGCGAGCGTCCCCCACACGTCAGGGAGGGGGAGCGGCGGCGTCCGCGGGAGATCGCGGTTCTCCGTCTGAATGTAGCGGATGGCCGGCGTCTTGATCGGCCACGCCGCATAGAGCGCGGCCCGAAGCCCGTAGGATGCCATGGCGGCGCCTCCCCTTCCGGCGGATCAGCCCAAGACCCGCAACTGCCACGCATGGATGACGCCGCCGGCCTGGATCGGCAACGCCTCTTCGATGGCGCGGTCCTCTCCCGAGATCGTAAGGCGGTCGAAGCGCACGGGCTCGACGGCGCCGAAGGCATCGCCGGCCGTGAAGACGATGAAGCCCTCCTGCAAGGCATCGCCGACGAGCAGCGAAGAGCCCGGCCGCTGGACAGACGCGCGGATCGTGGTTTCCACGCCGGTCGCCTGCCGCGTCCACACCACGTCCTCACCGGCCCCCTGGATCGTGGCCTTGATGATGGTGGCGAAGTCACCCGGTATCGTGAACGACATGGCCGCCTCCCGTCAGCAGATCGTCGCGGCGAGCATCCGAACGGACTTGTATTGCCCCAGGATCGGATCGTAGGCCGCGAGCGCATCGGCCGTGAGCGGCATCGGCCCGCCCACCAGTGCGCCGGCGGCATCGACGCTGTTCACGGCGTAGTCGATCTTGAGCGCCCCGACCGTCACGGCCTTGACCGGCGCGCCGGAGCCGCCGGTCACGGGCGCGCCCATGGTGACCAACTGGCGCCGGCAAAGATCGACGTAGAGCGCCGCGAGATCGCCAGGAAGCGGGTCGAAGCCGCCTAGATAAGTCACGTCGATTGGCGACGCCGCGCCGGCCAGGGAAACCGGGACAAGGACGACCCCGAGCGTGCCGTGAATGACCGCCAGTTCCGGGTTGAGGAGCCGCGATCCGGACTTTATTTCGACAATTTCTCCGACCGGCCGTTCCGTCAGCGTCAGCCGCCAATAGAGCGGCCCGCCTTCGCCCTCTCGCTCCACCGGCAAGCCGCCAATGAATCGTTCGGCATACTCGCCGCGGACGATCTGGCGCCCGCAATACGACCGGATCGCGGCGGCGACTGCCCGCGCGGCAAAGACGACCTGCGTATCCAGCGGCGGCCCCAGCGGAAGCGTCAAGCCGAGAAGCGCCGCAAGATCGTCCACCGCGATTAGCGGCTCGCTCGGGTCCGGCGCCGGAGCCTGAATGGAGGAATCGGGGAACATGGCGCGCATACCTTCCCAAACGGCGATGCCGAAAGGCACTATGAAGGCGATAGCGCGTCGGCTTACTTTCCGCCAACAGAAACGTAAAGAAGCCTTCAATCCGCCAGAACAAGCATCCCGGCCAGAAGAGCCAGGGATATCCCCGCGGCGAGCAGCGCCAAGCCGAGGCGCCGACGCGCCCGGCGCTCCGCCCAAAGCATCCATGCCTCGTCGCCGTATTGCTCGAAGCGGTTGCAATCCATCGCTCCCCACACCCTTCCTAAGCGCCGCATCTGCGCGGCTGGTGCGCGAGGATTCGAACCTCGGATGACGGGATCAAAGCCCGCTGCCTTACCGCTTGGCTACGCACCATCAACGCATGCGCCTACCCATAAGCACTCCCGCTCCGAACGCCGCCGCCACCAGCACCACGACGAGAAGCAAAAGCTCCCAGACCAGCGCCCCGGCAAAGGCTTCCAGCATCACGCCGCCAGCGCCGCCGCGTAGCGCGCCTTCACGTCAGCAAGGCCGTTCAGCCCGCCGTTGATGGCCCGCCGCCAGCCCTCCACATCCTCGGCGTCGGCCAGCGGGTTGCAGCCCTTCCACGCGCCCCAGGTCCAGCAAGCGACCTCGGCGGCTACGCCCTCCTCTTCGGCGAGTTCGGGATGATTTTCGAGGGGAAGGCCGGTCGCCTGCGTCGCTCGGCGGTAGGCATCTCGGCCGGTAAGTTGGATCAGCCCCCGCCCGCGATAGAGCCAGCCATCGCCCGAGCCCTCCGGCCCGTTGCCCATACGCCCGCCATACGCGCGCTCGGCAATGGCGCGCTGATCGGCCGGCTTGCCGTCCAGCCGCCCCATGCGCCGCGCATCCTCCGGGCTGAACCGATGCGGCCAGGTCGCCAGAAGCGCCTCGGGGCGGTAGTTCAGGCTCTCGACCATGCGCGCCCCGCCGCCGCTCTCATGCGCGATGGTGGCCGCGAAGGCGCAGGCGCGGAGCCGGTTATTGATCGCGTAGCGCCCCGCCGGGCCGGCGATGGCGGCCGCCCATGCCTCCGGGCGGACCATGCCGGCGGCGGCGAGGATGGCGCGCCAGTTCGGCTCCCCCACCGCCTGGACCGGCACCGTCCCCTGCGCGATGCCCGCGTCATGGACGGGATGCGGGCGCGCGAACAGGGCGCGGAGCTGATCGAGGCTCATCAGCGCACCGCCCGGTTGAACGCCCGGTCCTGCGCCATGGCGTCCATCATGGTTCGCAGCGCCGGGGCGGTGCGGAGCTCCTCCGCCGCCTGCATCTGCAAGTCACGCGGGAACTCCGTGACCCGGCAGGCGGGCCTGTCAGAAATCGCCGCGCCGCAAGCGCTCAGCAGCGCCGTCACGGCCAGCATCGGCAGCAGCCGCATTGCCCCTCTTCTCCGCTTCGGATCGCCTGCGCGCGGCCTCGGCCGCCGCGCCGTCGCGACCTGCCTTCGATCCGCGCATGAAGGCCCCGACGATGAGCGTGACCACGCCCACGACGGCAGCCAGGATGAGTTCCAGGCTCACGGCCCGGCCTTCTGCGCCTTCGCCCGCGCCGCCAGCATCCAGGCGAGGTTCGCGACAGCGACGATGGCGCCAGCCACCA